TAGTTCTGGTATTTGGTGCGGATCTTTTTTGTTGTCCGTATGTAGGTTTTATTGAAGGAAACGTAGCCATTATGCGAGCATACCTCCTGGTCGCTTTTGTTTTATTAATTCTGATTGTATCGCTGCTGAGATTATTCGACCAAGTTCTCTGCCCTGTTCTTCATCTCCTTCAACAGAAGAACCAGAAGCATCTACGTTTACTACTATGTTTGTTGAACCACCAAGAGCATGGTTTGGTGTAATCATGCCAGATACACCTGGAGTAAACATTTCTGGTCCACGTTCCCCTACAAGATACTGACCTCCTCCTTTTACTGGTCCTCCTGCTGCTTTAGCTCCTCTAAATGCAGGATTTGAAGGCATAAAGTTTCCCTGTACATCTCCTAAAACTTTAGGAGTAGGACTAAATATACTTCCAAGTCCACTAAATAACGAACCAAATAAACCCCCACCGCCCAATGTGCCCTGTGGATTACCAAAAAATGCCATGTTAAATGCTGCGTCTATAAGTTTGTCCAACACGTTATTTAATAGATCGTTGAGTGTTGAAGTTCCACGGATCATTCCCTGGATTCCCTGTGATATGTCGGTTGCTATTGTCTGAGACATTTTTTCAAATGCTGCTGCCGTATCTAAAGCTAACTGTCTTTCCTTTTGTAAAGCATCTAACTTACGCATTTTGTTAGCAAAATCTACGTTGTCTACTTCTATACCTTTGTCTTTTAAATCTTGTAGTTTTTCTTCTATACTGAACTCTAATTCAGATAAATGGCCTCTTTCTCTGCTATTTTCAAGTAGTTTAATGTCTGTTGTTAACTTTTTCTGAGCAGCTTTGTTGATTGCGTCATTTATAGCCTTTATTTCTTTTTCTGTATCCTTCTTTTTAACTAAAGCTGTTATCTCATCTAATATTCTGTCTTTTTCTCTTTTATCTGCCTGTGGATCTCTAAATGCTTGTACAATACTTCCACCTAATCCTCTATTTTTTCCTACATTTTCAAATTCATTAATTAGTCTAGCAATTTCAGGATTATCTCCTGCTAATTCCCTGGCTCGTTCCATTCCCACACCAGTTTCTACTGACCTGGCTAAAGATCTCAAAACTCCTGATTGTTCTATAAGATTTGCGATACCAACTCGCATATTTAACATGAACACACTAAAGCCGTCAGATAATTTTTTAGTTTGATCGCCAAAATTACTTAGAGCTTGAACTCCGTCTGAACCTACCTGTTGTGTCATTTTTTGTCTGACTAAATCAAAAGCAGCTTCCTGATCTCCTAATGATTCAAGTGTTTTTATCTGTTTTTCATATTCTGATCCAGTTAGTCCAAGGGCTTGGATAAGCGGTGTTGTGTCTTTGTTTACGCTGTTTATCGCTTGTCCTAATTGACTTATGCTTGATGTGAAACTTTGTATCCCAGATATTACAGCCGTTCCAATAAGACCTCCTGCAAATCCTCCCATCTGACCACCAAATATACCACCAAGTCCGCCTCCTAGTCCACCTCCTAGAGCAGCAAGTGGTCCTTGACCGAATAACAGAGGAAATGCACCACTTATCGCAGCACTCTGTAATGCTGCTCCTCTGTTGGCTTGGAATAATCTACCTAAATTACCTTGTGCGAATACAGATGTTCCTGCTGGACCTCGTAATAATGTGTTACCTCGGAAATTTAAATCTGACCTAGCTCCAACATTAATTGGAGGTGCTTGAGGTCCGAATTGCGATGCTCTAAATCCCGTGCTTGCTCCTTTTTGAATTTTCTTTAATTTTGCAGCTTGATCTTCAAAGTATGCAGGAGAACCAACTAAATGTTTGAACCCTCTTATAGGAACAGCATTTTGTTTAGCTATTCTTAGTATCTCTTTATTCTGTGCTTCAAAATATGCAGGAGATCCCACTAAAGACTCAAAACCCTTTACAGGCATTGCGTTTTGCTTACCTATGCTTAGTAAGTTTGCAGGAGATCCTACTAAGTCTGCTCTACCACCTATGGGTACACGAGGAGCACCTACTCCTTGAGCAGCGTTGAAAGCAGGAGATCCAAACGTAAATCTTGAACCACCGATAGGAGATCTTGCTCCTCCTGCTCTAGCACCAGCCTCAAAAAATGCAGGAGATCCAAATTGAAGTTTAGTTCCCCGTAACGGAGAACGACCCATGTTAGCACCAGCAAAATCTAATTGAAGAGGAGAACCCATCATGGTTCTTGTTCCTCCTATTGGAGAAGCTATCTGTCTACCAATACTTTGTCCTGCTGCTCTTGCTGCCCCTGATGATAGTTTTGTTTTTAATGCTGCCTGTTGTGCTATTTCTTTGCTTATTGCTTTTTGTGTCCTTAGTTCATTAAGTGCAATTTTTAAAAGTTTTTCTGAACCTACAAAGTCTTTTTTCTGATTTAGTAATGCTGCTTTTTGTATTGCTTCCTGTGCTCTTCCTACTTTTAATCCTTGATCTGCCTGTTTTTGTACTAGATCGCCTATACGTCTAGTCTTGGACATCATATCCTGCTGTGCTCTTTTGCTGTCTAGTATCTGAGCTTCTGTTTTTTGTGTTTTCTGGTTAGTTCCTAAATTTACTTTGCCGAGTTTATCTATTTCAGTCTTTATACTTTTAAGGTCTGTTTTTACCTGTTCTGTATTCAGTCTTATATTTACGCTATATTCAGATGCCACTGATTTTTGCAGAATACACGGATATTAGAAGTTTAGCGTACTTTGCGTGTTTGGGCTTGTCTTTTTGCTTTTTCGTAGGCTTCTTCTTCTCGTTCAGATTTAATTGTAAAGTAAGCGTTCCATCCATATAACTCTTGGATTGACATTCTTTCTCGAAGCTCTTTAAATGTATAACCTAATTTTTCAGCAATAAAAAATTGTAAATATACGAAATTATTTTCTTTTATTTTAGCTTTTTACGGCATCAGGGCTTTCCTCCTCGCCCATACTTTGCATTTTAGTCATAAGATCCAGCAACACTGCTAAAGGTATTTCTCTTCTAAGTGATGGTAAATCTGCTGCTGTAAACATCTTTGCACCTGATTCATCTTCGGCTTTTGTAACAATAACTTGCAAAGCAAAGTCAAGATTTCCTTCTTCTTGACCTTTGTTCATAGCTATTAGTGTACTGTTTATAGTATCTCTGTCAGCTATTGTAAGAGGCGACCAGAATATTTTTAATATTAGTTCTTCTCCTTTAAACATGGAGTAACTACTGCGTTCTTCGACACTAAAGGCTTTTTTTAGTTTGTCGATTGCTCTTTCTGTTGCCATAAAAATGTATATCTATTCTTGTAGTATAACTTAAACTGTTGATTGTGTCTTTAATATGTAGATTGTCCTAACTTGACACTTTTAAATGCTTGGTCTATGTCCTGTGTAAGTTCTTCAGTTGCTATGTAATAAAAGTACCACTCAGGACTATTTGGTATCGGACTTGTATCTGCATTTATAGCAAATAGATCTTCATAAAATTCAATCATAGCTACACCACGAGGATTACCCTCATTGTTCTTACCAAATGTTTGATCGCTCGTTAATCCAAAATTAAACTCGTATGGACCAGCTTCTAAACTTCTCATTCTATTTATTACAAATCCAGCGTATTCTGTTTCATTACCCACATATAAAGCCTCGGTTAGAGATGTTTTTATAATTGGTCCTGCCTCTGGTGCTCTCACTCCACTTCTATATCCTTGATTTTCTTTTCTTGGTTTCACAGGGTCTACAGGTGTACCTTTCTGTACTTTCCAGGCAGCGTTAAATGTTCCTGTCCAGTAAGGACTTCGGTACTGTAAAGAGAATTGTATTTTTGATGCTGCTTTTGCTTTACCCTGCAACACCATGTTTTCAATATCTTTTGTTAAATGCTTTATATCTTTAAGCATTAGCAGTAAAATTGCAATTTACAACACTCATAAAGTGACTTTGGTTATCGGTTACAACAGATGTTGGACCGCTTATCTGACTGACCCTTGGAGCTACTGAAAAAGTATCCGAATAATTGGAAGCGTTTACTGATGTCATTCCATCAATAACTGATTCTGCTATTGCAGCAGCTACCGCACTTCCTTTGTTAGATGGTGTCATAATTGCACATCTTATTGTTCCTGCGTAATAGTCTATAGCTGCTCCCTGTGGTTGAGTGGTAGATTGAGTGAAATCAAGATTTACCATTACATACTTTTTAGTTTTACCTGGAGCAGAAAATGGCATATTGTCGAACACAACTGTAACTGTGTTATCCGCAGTTGTTACTGCGTTTTTGATTGCGGTTTCAAATGCTGCTCTTGCGTTTACTAAAGTCATTAGAAAATAACGTCAACTCTGAATAAGTATTCCTGACCGCCACGCAAAGTTCTTACATTTGTAATTTTTGCAACTCTGGTCGATCCAGAAAATGTAAGGGTGATCTCATCTGATAATAATGGTTGGCTGTCTCCTATAAGATCAGGTGTTATAAAAATTCTAGCTACATTTTCCTGATAGCCTGATTCTTCGGTGGACTGTATAAATTCTACGGGAACTTTTATTGTATAGCTGGTGTCGCTAGTTGTTACTGCACCAGTAGAAGTGTTGTAGGAAGCTGATGCCTGTCTGGTGTAAACGATTGTTGTGTCTAATGAGTCTCCTAACTGAGACACCACCTGTTTGGCTACGTTTTTTAATAGTGAATCTAGTTGTCCTGCCATTACCCTCTAACCGCCCGTAGTTGGAAACTGCCAGCACCGCCAAGCATATACGCTCCAAGATAACTTTGTAACCATGGGTAAACATCTAGGATATTATTTATAGATCCAGTTCCCTGACTTGAAGTATTGTACTTAACTTGAATATCTCCTAGTTTTACTTCTTCAAAGTTTCCGTCTTTTCCTGTAGTTCCTGTTATTGCATCTGTGTCGTTTGCCAATGCTCTGGCTAATTCATATTGTGCATATTTAATTGGATTAGGAATTTTAGAACAGGCCAATTCAACACCATCTACCTGATAATTATTTCTTGGAAACTTCAACGCTTGTCCATCATCACATCTATCTCCATAGAAAACTAAAGTATCAATCCATCTAGCAGCAGATATTAATGATCTTTTCTTTTGATCGTCTGTTT